GAATAGTAATGACGATACTTACTTACAGTATTCAGTCCACTATTTACATTTGTGTATTCACCATTGAGACTTGGTGGGTGCCATTCATACGCACCACGACCTCCTGCATAAGAAGCTTTAACCCAACTTGAATCAAAATTAAAAGCATACTCTTTGTGAGTATGTATCATCATATTAATATTCATAATAATCCTAAATGGGGGCAGAGCCCCCACAGTTTAAGCTGTTACTTGTTCTTGAAGTAACTTTGGTTGAAACAGTTTTAGTTCTGATTCGATTTGAATTTTACGAGGTTTCTTGTGATCCGGAATAATATTTTCTAGACCAATACGAAGAATACCATCTTTAAATTCAGCACCACGAACTTCAATTGTTTCCATTAAACGAATTTTCTTGGTAAATGACCGTGTAGCAATACCACGATACACATACTCAATACCTTCTTTGTCTTTCTTTTCACCTTTGATGATTAGATTACCATCGTCAAGTTGAATGTCAATCTCATCTTTACTAAAACCAGCAACAGCAAGTTCAACGACATAGTTATTGTCGGTTACTTTTACAATGTTGTGTGGTGGAAAAGATGGTGCTGGTTGAGTACCTTCAACTAGTCTTTCGATTTCATTGAATAGGTTATCAAAACCAACAAACGAAGGATAAAGTGCAGAAATGCGTGTCATATAGTTCTCCTATTAAGCGAGTTTAAAAAAATGTAACCCCGAAGGCGTTACAACATTATTTAGACAACAAATCAATAATCGTTAACTTTTTTTCCGATATTGTATTTTGCTATCAAGTCCCATTCATCTTTTTCTTTAAAAGATATAATCTTTATTTGATGCAATGGTGCTATGTTGTCCGTAAGAATATTTGGATTAATAATCTTAACTAGACCCCATTCTTCTAACAAAACTGCAATTGCGTTTCGTCTTTGTATATCGTTCTCTGAAATATTAGATGGCTTACCATCCAATGCAAAAAGTTCTTTAAAATGTACAATGTAATATTTGCCTTGCTTATGCAATATGTGGCAAGATTGGTATAATACTTTTTCTTTACGAGAAGATACACCAATTCGTGTAAGGGTTTCCCGAACCTTTAAAAAATCATCCTGTTCGGTGAGTACAACCTCAACGAACTTTGATAAATCAACCATATCATTTCCTTAATCCACCGGTGTCGGTTTGTTCTTTTAGTTTTTGGATTTGTTCTTTACTCAGAATCCGTAACGCTTCGTTGGCTTTAGAATTTGAATAGTTGAAGATTTGCTTAACACATTCTATATCTTCACTCTGTTCAGATTTCTTAGCCCACTTAGCAAACGGTCTCTTTTGAGACCTGACGGTATTTAGTAAAAAGTCATTTTGTAACTTCTTATCAAGGAAATGTCTACGATTCATCTCATTTGCATACAAGATACAATCTTTATGTTGAGAAAGACCACGGTTGATTAGAAAAGGTTCATACCCTTTCTCTGTGATATCATCAACAATCAATTGTTTCTTGTTCTGAAGAATTGCATTTAGATAATCAAATGGATTCATAGTACCATCCTTATCAAACCAATAGAATCAATCGTTACAAGAAGCATGTAGTTAGCCAACATGCCAAAAGATTTCCTAGTAAAAGCAGCCCAAGCATAGAGACCACAGCCGAGGATCCAAACAGGATACAAAGAAAGTAAAGGCGGATTGGGGACTGTGACAGCCATGGTAATCGAACACCCAATACTAATGACCCAAGCAAGCAACTCGATGCAAAAGCGAGAACGATGAGAATTCCAATCATCTTTAATCCATTCAATAGTAGGTTTAAATAAATCTATAATCATATGAAATTATCCAAACATGTTTCTTTCATTTTTTTAATCTGTTGTTGTGAGTAAGAATCTTCTTTGATTGAAGTTCTGTTTGATTGATGAGCATAATTGTATATTGGTACATCACCAAATATCAAACCATAACAACTAATCAATTCGCTTTCTGAAGCAAACAACCAATGTTTTACTTGATTTGAATCCATATTATTTTTAGGTTTTATAATACAAACACATAAAATATCAGAAGAATTCATATTCTCTCTAATCAACTTAACCTTACCTATAGATGAATGGTCTTTCATTCTTTTATGAAATGGTGTTTGTAAAAGTCCTTTGCCGTTAATTTTGTTTTTCTTATCAAAAGTTTTTTCTTGGCCACCACTTTGACCGATGTAAACAACTTCTTTTAAAGAAATAGGCAGTTCTGTTTTATTAGGAACTTTAGAAAAAATACCAAAAGCATAAACAGCTGAGTCTATGTTATTTGAGAAATCATAAACATCATCGAATTTATACCATCCTAATAAATCACCACCAAATAATGTTATGTTCATACAAACTCACATTCTACCATAATCTCTGTCAAACAAGCAACAGTATTGATTTCATGGTCCGCAACGAATGCAGCTTTGTATTGATAGTCAGCAAGAATTAGAACTGCTTGAGGGATAGATTGAGGTTTCATCACTTCATACAATGAGTCATATATCTTACGATAGAAAATTGTTGAATCAATTTCATGTGTTGCAACCCATTTACGAATTGAACTAAAATCTTTTGACTTAACAAACCCAATAATCTCATCAATTGATATATCACCAATCTGTGCAAGAATGCCAGTATCAATTTTACCAAACTGAGAATATCTTTGTAACTCATTAATGATTCTACGAAAATCAGGAAAATGTTTCTTGATTAACTCGGCGATAACCTTGTCATCAAACTCAACTGATTCACTTTGCAAAACTGTCTTGATTCGTTTGAAGAATGCGGCCGCCATCTTGGCGTTCTCACCATTCTTTAATGAGAATTCAATTACAGCACAACGTGAGTGCAATGGTTCGATGATACGATTCTTGTAATTACAAGTAAAGATGAAAGAACAGTTGCCTGCAAATTCTTCAATCGCATTACGCAAAGCAGGTTGCGTAGAATTTGGGTTTAGATAATCAGCTTCATCAATGATGATGACCTTTCGGCCACCACTAAAACTCATTGATGATGCATAACCCTTAATTTTATTTCGAAAAGTATCGATACCTGATTCATCAGAACCATTGATTACTATGTAATCGCAACCGATTTCGTTGCATAGTGCTTTCGCTACAGTAGTCTTCCCAACTCCTGCACCGCCAGCCAGAAGTAGATTTGGAATCTGTTTTTGATTCACATACTCCTGAAATGGTTTCTTTAGACGTTCGGGAAGAATACACTCCTCGATTGTCTTTGGTCGATACTTTTCTGTCCACAATAAATGTTCCATTGGAACCTCTCATAATATAAATCATATAAAAAATTAGTCACGTTCATTAAAACGTGCAATCACATCCAAGTAATTGTCAGTCACATTATACACAACTCCAGTGGCAGTGTAAATAGAAGTTACGGGAAAAACTTCAGTAACTTCTTCTGTTTCTGGATTTTGTTTTGTCAATACACTTTCAAATACGTTTACAACATGGAGAGGATTAATCGCCAATGATTGTGAAGCATTACCTTCAAGTGCGTTTGTAAAATACTTTAACATCATTCAGCCTTTTCAAATTTACTACCTGGTTCAGTAGTCACCCAATACTTAATTGGATTTTTTTGGTTAGTGAATTGAGAAATGCCTTTAGATGAAATTTTTACATCATAACTACCGGACATTAATTTACTGATTACTTCAGTTTTGAAAATCATTCTAAACTTATCTCCACTACCAGTCACAGGTAATTCAAGTGAGTCGGTGTGAGCCGCATCATTCTGCAAGTCAAGTGTAACAATATTGATTTTTGCACCATCAGATTCGATTGCAATTTGTGGTGAAGATAGAACAGAAGCCGCACGGAGAACCCATTCGAAATCTTCAGCAGAAAGAGAGAAAGATACTTCTGGATCAGGCATTGTTAATGCTTTCTCTGGAGGAGTATTAATCAAATTACCTGCACAGAATCGATATAGAATCTTAGAGCGGCCGCCATTGCCTACGATAACGACATTGTTATCAGAGAATTCAAACGATGGATCATCTTTGTGTAAGGATACCACAGAAAGAAAGTTGTTCAAATCATAAACACCAAACTCAGTTGGAATTTCTTCATTGATAGTTGCCTCTGCAAGAATATTCTTCAGAGAAGAAACAGTCTTTAGAGTTTTGCCTTGTTTAAATAAAAGGCCTTGATTGATAGAACCAAAGTTCTTCAATACGGTAAGTGTATCATTCGATAATTTCATAATTTAGTTTCCTTAGTCAAATCGTGATTATGTAGAGCCATAATGCCATAGTGTAACACTTTTAGCAAATCTTTGCGGTTATAACCGTCTTTTTTCCCATATCTTTGGGAATACTTCATGATGTTACCAATGCAAAATCCTTCACCATGTCCTGAGTCCATGATAAATTCAGTTGCTTGGAACTTGTTCTGTGAATAGTGTTCGCCGTAGGTATCATCAATGTACTTTTTGAGCTCATTGATGATACGGTCTTCACTATACTTGTATTTCATAATTTACCTGTATACTGTGCAACAGCAGGCATGTTACCACTAAAGGCGTATGTGCCGATGTGTTGTGTTTTCATCCATGGACATAGATAGATTGT